ACTATATAGAAAATAAATAATGGGAATACTATACAAAGGGCAACACGTAAAAAACGCAACGCTAGAACAGCTATATAACTTATTTAGAGATATAGGAGCGAAGCACTTATTTATAAAAACTACTACTGTAGGCGATATTTTCGAAGTAGACCTAGTAGAAACTACCTACCCTTTAATGCACGTAGCTACTAACACCGCTACTTTTTCTAGCGGTCAAATAGATCATAGGTTCCAAGTAGTAGTTATGGACTTGGTAAACAAAGACGAAAATAACGAAGAAGAAGTGTTAAGCGATATGCTACAAGTTATAGGCGACGTTTTAAGCGTGCTTTTAAATAGCGACTACGATACTGACTACACCGATTTTAGACACGAAATAAGAGTACAGGAAAATATAACTTGCGAGCCTTTTACTGAGCGTTTCGACAACGAAGTAACAGGGTGGACGGCAGACGTAAATATAGTAGTACAATTCGACGCGGCAGCGTGTACAAGTTTAGTACCTTTTGCTACTTAATATGAGCGTAATAGAAAAATATTGTAACAACAAAGTAACACAAACAAGAAGTATATATATAGTAATATAGTAATATAATATAATAGTAATATAGTAATATAGTAATATAATGGCAACAACTGTAACACCTGCAACACTAACAACAACGATTTCGGAAAGTATTACGCTTAACGGCGTTACTTACGACAAAACTACTACTAAGTCGATAGCTAGCGTAGCTGTATATTCTAGCACAGTATACCAACTTAAGGCTAGTACTACGCACGCTTTAGTTAACTTTGCGTCTATTCCTACGGGAACTAGATTTGACACCGAAGATTTTAAGTATATGCGTATAACTAATTTAGACGATACTAACGCTGTTAACATAAACTTAACGGACGCTAGCGACGCTGCGCTAGGCTTACAGCTAAACGCAGGCGAAAGTTTTATACTAAGCGCTTTAAATATAGACGCTAATACTAGCGGTAGCGCATTAACAACTTTACCTCACTTAGCAGAAGCAGTATCTATAATAACAGGCGCTAACGAAACCGACGTAGAAATAGTTATAGCTACTGCGTAAGTGAAAACAGCCAATACAAAGAAAGTATTTAAAGCGTTTGCCGAAAAGACAACTAAAATGGCTAAAAGCATTTTGCGTAGTAAAGGCAAAAACGCTAGCGGCAATTTAGAAGACAGCATAAGCTACGAACTTAAAGTATATCCTAGCGGCGGTTTAGAGTTACAATTTAAAGCTGCAGAATATGCAACCTACGTAGACAAAGGAGTAAGCGGAACTAGAAAAAGATATAACACGCCTTACAAGTATACTACAAAACAACCGCCTAGCGGCGTTATAGACAAGTGGGTAGTACGTAAAGGTATAAAGGCAGGACGCGACGATAAAGGCAGGTTTATAAAGCGTAAAAGTTTAGTATTTGCAATAGCTAGAAGTATAAAGCTATACGGTATAGAGCCTACAAACTTCTTTACTAGAGCGTTTAACTTCGCATATAAAAAGCTACCTGCAGACGTAGCTAGAGCATATGCGCAGGATTATGTAAAATTTTTAAGAACAGTAACAGGAAAAATATAATAAAATGGCAGTAAGTTTTATACAGCAAGCACAACTTAAAATAAACGCTGCGTACGACGATATAGTATTCACGCTACAAAACGGCGCTACTACGCAGTTTTACCATAAATACATTTTAAAAGTTTATATAAACAGTTCTTTAGTGGCTACCTTAAAAGCTACAGCTAACGAAAACTTAAACGGTATATTTAAAGTAGAAAATATACTACAGGACTTTTGTAATACTGATATAGACGGCTTTATATCTACTACAGGCGGTAGCAGTACACTTAACGGAATAGGCGCAGACGTTACGCAGCACGCTATACATAAAGTAGACGCGTTTGCTAGCAACAAAAGCAACCTTAACCAATTCTATGTAGAAGGTACTGAAGAATACGCTACTACTGCAGACGGCACAGTAACCGAACAGGCGGTAACAGCTAGTAGCATAGTTAAAAGCGTATTTAACGCAGTAAGGCAAGTACAGGACGGCTTCGAAACTTTTAACGGCTTCGACTTTGTTTTATCAAGTACAAACAGTAAATTATTAACAGGTTTTGATAGTAGCATAAATAGAAACTTACGTAGTACGGACTACCATACTTTAGCCTTTTTAAACGGCAAATGGGGCGGCGCTGCAGCACAGCAAAGTTTACCCGATAAATTTGTAGTTAAATTTTATAACGACGCAAACGTACAACAAGGTAGCACTATAGATTACGATATAGACGCTACGGCTAGTAACGGTGCTTTATATGGTAGTATTCTTAATCATACGATAGCTTCTACAGGAATATCTAAAGCAGGTCTTATATACTTCGGCTGTGGCTTAAAAAACATAACTAATAACGGCGCTAGTATACCTGCGGCAGCTACATACTATACAGTACAAGCAGAAAATACAGGTAGTGCTATAAGTGAATTATATAGGTTTAATATAGTAGACGAAAATTGTAAAGGCTACGAAACTATACGCCTTGCTTATCTTAATAGGTTAGGTACATACGACTACTACAACTTTAATAAGCGTAGCACGCGTACTACTGCAGTGCAAAAAAACACTTTTAAGAAAGCGTACGGCGACTATCAAGGCGCTACTTATAGCTATGGCGTATATCAAGGCGGAACTAATAACTACGGCGTAACAGCTAACGAAACTATAGAAGCTAATACTGACTTTATAAGTGAAGCAGAAGCGCAAGCCTTAGAAGAACTATTTACAAGCCCTAGCGTATTTATGCAAAATACTAACGGCGACTTTGAACCTGTTGTAATTACTGAAAAAGAATATACAAAACAAACTAGTGCAAATGATCGCATAATACAATATACAATAGGATTGCATAAAGCACATAACAAAAGAATACAGCGTAACTAATGGTAAGATTAGTAGCATACGATAGTAATAACAACCCTACTGAACTAGACGTGTTCGGTGGCGAAACAATACCGCTAACGCTTAACGTAGACGACCTTCGCGACGTAGGTAAAAAGAACGGCGGCTATAGTAAAGATTTTGACTTACCTTTTACAAAGGTTAATAATAAATTCTTTAACCATATATACGACTTACAAGTAGATAGTACGTTTAACCCTTTTACTAACGTAAGAGCAGAACTATATATAAACGAAAATCTAGTTTTTGCAGGCGGTTTATACCTGCAAAGTTTTGTAGATAAAGACGCACAAAAACACTATACTGTTAACTTGTTTAGTAATACCGTAAGGCTGCTAGATACTTTAGGCGAAGCTACACTAAACGATTTAGATTATAGCGACTTAGACCACACCTTTACCGAAGCTAACGTCTTAAACAGTCAAACTAACACAGGTATAACACTAACTGCAGGCGGCACTACTACGGACGTGCTATATCCTTTAACACAAACTAAAGGTATACTAACCGACAACACAGGGCTACGTATTATATCAAGTAGAAACTATACACCTTTTGTAAGGTTAAAATATATATTAGACAAAATATTCGAGTACGCAGGCTTTAGTTTTGTAAGCGACTTTTTAAGCACTACCACTTTTACAGATATATTTACCGACACAGGGCTAGCAGATTTTAGTAGTAACGCAGCTATTGACTATGCTGCAGCGTATACAGGTATACCTTACGCAGACAATAATTGGCAAAGTGGTAGCGACGACTTCGATATAATAGGCGCAGTAGAAGATCCCGAACTAGCAAACGCTTTTTCACAGGCTACAGGTTATTTTACTAGTACAGGTTTTCCGCCTGTTATAACTTTTATTTCAACAGGAACGGTTACTACTACAAACAACACTTACCAAAAGGACACAGGCGGCGCTCCTGCTATACATAGGGAAAGTAACACTACTAGCTTATTTGTGCCATATGTAAAAGTAGTAAATTCTGCTAGCACTAATAATAGCGTAGACCAAGAAAGCGGCGCTACAGGCTTACAAGATCCTAACAACTTATATAATAACGGTATAATAACAGCGCCTTCGGATAACTTCGAATTTGAATTACAGGCTTCTTACTACGTATACGGCGCAGTAGGTACTACTGTAACCCTAAAAGCTGTTATAGGTAGCGGTAGCAGTAGTAATACTATTACGTTAGCTACGGAAACTTTGGAAAATAATGTATTTTTTTACGGTCTTACTAACGCTTTCGGTGGCGTAGGCGTATACGACTTTTTTACTTTAGATAATCAAAACGACACTTTTAGCTTACAGTTAGAAGCTAGCGCAGACGTATACTTATTGCCTTATAGAATTTTTTGGGATATGCAACAGTTAGCCGCTCCTATTTCGTGCGGTGCAATTAGTAACGGTGTACCCGATATTTGCGGCTTGAGGTTTTACGACGGTATTTCTGACAACCTTTATCCTACTGAAGTATGGATAAACCCTATAGGGCAAAATGGAACTATAGACGATCGTATAAAAAACAACCATAACGAAGTTAAGTTAAAAGATATATTTACCGATATTACGAAGCTATTTAACTTATACGTAGACACTACCGAAAACGACAAAGAACTAAAGATAGAGCCGTATAACGATTACGTAGCTGACGGCACTACGTTAGATTGGACGTCAAAAGCAGATTATACGCAGGTAGTTAGTATATACCAAGACCTGCCTAGTAAAATAGATTTTTCGTATAATAACGACGAAGACGACTACGCCTTAAACCAATACAAGAAAAACGCAGGCGTAGATTACGGCAGCTACAGCCTTACACTAAATACCGACAAAAAACAAGAAGAAGAAATAAAGCTAGACGTATTTAGCGCTACTGCAGTAGTACACTATAGCACTTCGCACCCTTATAGTAGTGTAGTGCAGCGCGACGAAGTAGGCGTATTTGAGCGCTTAAAAAACAAGCCTAGATTAGTATATAAAAATAACACGCCTATAACTGTACCTACTGACGACCTTATAAACATAGTAGACCACACTAGCTACCATATGGCTAGCCACTATAACGACACACCTGCAAATATAAGCGCTAGTACACTAGACCTTAACTTCGGATATACGCTACCTGTATATGTTAACAGTAGCTTAAACACTATAAAAAACCTATTTAACACTTACTACTACAGGTATGTGTTAGAGCGTTATACCGAAGACAGGACTTTTATAAAAATAAATATAAGATTGAGCGAAGTAGATATATCTAGCTTTAGGTTTAACAATAAAGTAAGGATTAAAAACCAAACCTACCTAGTTAACAAAATAGAGTATAACGCAGGCGAAAACGGAATAAGCAAAGTAGAACTAGTAAAGATATAATGAAACAAGTAGCTAGAATTATAACAAACACAAAACAGGTCAAGTTTTTTGACGCTAACGGCGCAGAAGTAGCGGGTAACGCAGAAGATTGTAGGGCTGTAGGTGGTAAATATAAGAATAGAATATGTGTACTACCTTCTACTTTACAAGCACAGCCTAGCTTTACAGCTAACAATATAAGCGCAGGGCAAGGCAATAGCATACAGCTAGCGCAGAACTGTAACGTAACAGGTAACTATAACGAGGTTTTTGGCGCTGACTTTGCAACGGTTCAAGGCTATAACAGTAAAGCAATACGCTACGGCGAGTTTGTACACGGTTTTAGCGATAAGTTAGCTAGGGCGCAGCGCAGCGTCTTAATGTTTCAAGGGCGCACAACTGACAACGTAGAAACCGAAATATATTTAGGCGGTGTAGACGGCAAACGATTTATAATAGATGAACTCCACGAAGGCGTTATATGTTTTGAAAGTAGGATAGTATGTAAAAGAATTGACAGTAGCAGCACGGCAGCTATGGGTAAATTTCAGCACGCAACTTTTAGAGTAACAGGAGGTGCGTTAGATAGATTAGGTATAAACAACAAAACAAACCATAACGACGGCATAAGCGGTTGGACTAATGATTTTGTAGCAGTTAGCGGTACACCCGATTATATAAAAGCAACTGTAACAGGACAAACGGGCGCTACTATAGATTGGACTGTAATATGTTATGTAAACGAAATAAGAACGAACGCTATATAATGGAAAAAGAAGCACACATAACTTTTAAGCTAGTAGGCGATGTTATCGCTATGGGTTTTGCAGGTCTAAAAGATACGCTGCCGCTAATAACAAAATACAAAAAAGGTAACAAAATAATAACAGGCAAATGGCAAACGAAGAAAAGGTCTTAATAAGTGTAGTAGTAGAAGACAAGAAGGCTAAGAAAAGCCTAGAAACTGTTACTAAAAAAACAAAGGAAACAGGCAACGCTGCAAAATCGGCGGCTGCAGATTTTAGTATAATGGGCGTAAGCATAAACGGTATTAAAAGTGCTTTCGCTAAAGCTATACCTATAGCTAAAGGTATGTTTAAAACCATAAAGCTAGGTATAGCTAGTACAGGTATAGGTATTATAGTAGTAGCTATAGGTACGCTTATAACTTATCTTACACAAACTAAAAAAGGTTCTGAATTGCTATCGATAGCTTTTAAAGCTATAGGTGCTGCTATATCGGTTGTAACTGATCGTATAAGCGCTATAGGTGGCGCTATAGTCAAAGTATTTAAAGGCGACTTTAAAGGCGCTGCAGCCGACGCTAAAAACGCAGTAACAGGTTTAGGCGACGAAATACGAAAAGAAACTTTAGCGGCTATAGAGTTAGCTAAAGCGGTAAACGCTTTAAAAGATAGTCAACGCGCGTTAAACGTAGAAACTGCAGCTAGAAGGGCAGAGGTAGAAGCGTTAAAACTTGTAGCGGAAGACGTTACAAAGTCAGAAGAAGAACGCCTAGACGCTGCAGAAAAAGCGTTTAAGATAGAAAACGACTTACTAGAAAAAAGGGTAGCTAACGCAAAAGAAGCGTTAAGAATAAGAAAAGAAGAAAACAGGCTAGGCGAAAGTACGGCAGAAGACCTAGACGCAGAAGCGGAACTAGAAGTTAACTTATTTAATATAAAGCAGGAAAGTATAACGAAGCAGATAGAATTAAATAACAAAATAAACGCTATTAAGCGCGAAGCAGAAGCTAAAGAACTAGCTAGAATACAAGAAATAGCAGACAAGCGTAGGGAAGTTTTGTTAGCAGATTTAGCACTAGCTAAACAGGGTAGGGATATACGCGAAAAGTTACAGCTAACAGCTATAGAAGACCAAGAGGAGAGGGAAATAAAAGCCCTAGAGTTTAAATTTAAACGTATGGAGGAGGAGGTCGACAGGAGCGGCGCGTCGGAAGAAAGGATATTTAAAATGCAAGGGCAGCTTATGCAGCAATTTCTTGTAGAGCGTAAACAAATAACTGACAAATTTGACGCAGAAGAAAAGAAAGCCGCAGACAAGGCACACCAAGACCACTTAGACGATCTTCAAGAGCAACTAGACGCAGAAACAAAACTAGCAGCACAAAAAGTGCAAGTCAGAAATATGGCTTTTGACGTTGCACAGGAATTGTTTGGTAGGGAAACTGCGGCAGGAAAAGCGGCGGCTGTAGCACAGGCTACTATGAATACTTACGAAGGTGCTGCTAGAGCAAACAAAGATTTTCCTGTACCTTTAAACTTTGTAGCTATGGGCGTAATTATAGCGGCAGGTTTAGCGCAGGTGCGTAAAATTGTAGATACGCCTGCACCTACAAAAATGGCTACAGGGGGTTTAGTAGGTGGCTTAGGTACAGGTACTAGCGACAGCGTTAACACTAGATTATCTAAAGGCGAAAGCGTAATTAACGCACGTTCTACGCGTATGTTTAAGCCGTTACTATCTGCTATAAACGAAGCAGGCGGCGGTACTGCGTTTGCAGATAAAAGCAGCATTTCTACGCAGTCGCAAGGTATTACAGGCGGTGTAGTAAAAGCGTTTGTAGTAGCTGACGAAATGACAAACACGCAGGATAGATTAACTAAAATAAGAAGACGAGCAACAATATAAAAATATAAAATTATGCCTTGTAAAAAATGCGAAAATGGTAAGTATAGATTTGGTAACGGCGACTGTAAATATAACACGCTAGAAGCCTGCGAAGCAGCACACCAAACATACGATATAATAGAACTAGTAATAGACGAAGACCACGAAGCTATAGCTATAGACGCTATAAGCCTTGTAACTGATCCTGCTATTGAAGAAGATTTTGTATACTTTAACAAACAGGAAAACACTCTAACACTATCTAAAATAGACGAAGACAAACGACTAATAGTTAGCCCTGCGCTTATACCTTACAAGCAGATATACAGGTATAACGAACGCAAAGACGCGCACTACTACGTTTACTTTACAGCCGAAACAGTAAGGCAGGCTGCAGAAAGTTTTATAAAATATCACAATACTAATAACGCTACAGTACAGCACGAATACAAAGTAACAGGTGTAAGCGTTATAGAAAGTTGGATAGTAGAAGACAGTAAAAACGACAAGTCAAATTTATACGGCTACGAATTGCCAAAAGGCAGTTGGTTTGTATCTATGCGTATAGAAAACGACGAAGTATGGCAACAAGTAAAAGACGGCACGTTAAAAGGGCTGTCTATTGAAGGATACTTTGTCAATGCTGCAGAGCAAATGGCTAAAGTAGGTAGTATGGTAAGCGACGGTATGGACTTACCGCTATACGACAATGAAGAAGAAGCGCTAGAAAAAGCTAAAGAAATGGGCTGTGAGGGCGTACACGAACACACGTTAGACGGCAAAACTGTATATATGCCTTGTAGCGACCACGATATAATAAAAGAACTAGGCGAAATACTAGAACTTGCTAGCTACACAAACTACCCAAAAGCTGCTACTGCTAACGCTGAACGCGCAATAATAGAAAACGAAGAACGCGGTAACAAGTGCGCTACACAAACAGGAAAAGTAAGAGCGCAGCAAATTGCAGCTAGACGCCCTTTAAGCTACAAAACGGTAAAGCGCGTTTATAGTTACTTGTCAAGGGCTAAAACATATAACACAGGCGACTATAACGACTGCGGTACAATATCGTATAATTTATGGGGTGGCGACGAAATGCTAAGGTGGGCTAAAAAAATTGTTGAACGCGAAAATAAAACAAACTAAACTATAATATATTTTATAGTGTAACTTTTACTACAAAATAAAAACATAATGGATTTAAAAGAACGCATTAAAGTAGCTTTAGGTATCAACGAAGAAGCTACGGAAGTAAAGCTAGCATTTCAAGCGAAGCTAGTAGACGGTACTATAATTACGTCAGAAGCAGACGAAATGGCTGTAGGCGTATTAGTTAGCATTTTGTCAGAAGACGGCGAAACTACACCTATGCCCGAAGGCACTTACGAACTAGAAGACGGTACTAAATTTACTGTAGACGCAGAAGGTTTAGTAACTGAAATAGCAGACGTAGAAGAAGAAGTAGAAGAAGAAGTAGACGCAGAAGACAAGGACGACGAAGATTACAAAGAAGACAAAGAAGAAATGTCTATCGAAGACAAAGAAGCTGCTTTATTTGCAGAAGTAGGTAGCGTAGTAAAAGAATTGCTAGAAGAAGTGCGTAAAGATATTGCTAGATTATCGGGCGAACTTGACGAACTACGCGGCGAAAATTTAGCTAAAGACGAAAACTTAGCAGAATTACAAGAAGAAAATACTAACCTAGCAACGCAAGTTAAAGAACTAAACGAAGCGCCTGCTACGGAAAGCGTTAACTTATCGAAGTTTGCAGAAAACAAGAAAGTAGAATTGTCTGCAGACGACTATAACAAGCTAACGCCAAAACAAAAATACTTACATAATTTAAACAAACTAAAATAAAATGGCTTTAACAATTTCATCCAGCTCATATGCTGGTGAGCACGCGGGACTTTATATAAACGCGGCTCTTAGACAAGCAGACAGCTTAAACTATATGACTGTTCGCGAAAATGTAAACTACAAAGAAGTTATCCAAGTAGGTAGCGGCGCTTTATTAAAAGACGCTACTTGTAACTTTGACGAGCAAAGTACAGCACTTTCTTTAGCAGAAAGCGTACTAGAAGTAGAGCAATTCCAAGTAGCACAGGAAGTATGTCGTAAAACTTTACTTTCAGATTGGAACCACTCTAAAGAAGAAGACCTAGTAGCTTACGCTATGTCTTATATGGCGCAAACTATTGCTGACGGCGTAGAATTTGCTATATGGCAAGGTAACACTTCTAACAGTGGTCAATTCAACAAGTTAGCTACGGGATCTATGACTGCTTCTTCTGCAGGTGGTGCTTTTACTGCTGCTTCGGGTACAGGTAATATTATCACTGAGTTAGGAACTTTAGCTGCTGCTATTCCTACTGCTGTATACGGTAAAGAAGACACTTATATCTATATGAATAAGAAAACTTATAGGCTATACATTAACGCTATTTCTGCGTTATCTGCTTTTCCTTTTAACCACATGGGGCAGTATACTCCTGAATTCGAAGGTACTAAAATTGCTGTGTGTTCGGGTATTGCTGACAACGTAATGTATGCAGGACAAGCGTCTAACATTTTCTTCGGTACTTCTGCTACTTCTGACTTAACGGAAGTACAGGTAGTAGATATGGCTCCATTTGGAGAACAAAATGTACGTATGGTAGCTAGATTTACTGCAGGAGTGCAGGTGGGTGTAGCTTCTGACTTTGTATACCACGCTTAATAAATAACCGCGTAAAAGCTAGGGTGTAAAAGCCCTAGCCTAACGCCTTAAAACAAATATAAAATTATGGCTTGCGAATTAACAAAAGGACGTAGCTTAGATTGCAAAAGCAGCACAGGCGGTATTAAGGCGGTTTACTTTGCACAGGTTGCAGACGTAGTACTAACCAACCCTGAAGCAGGGCTTATTTCTGATTTAGAATTTGCTGCAGGTGCGCCTACTACGTTATTTAAGTATAACTTACCACGCGGTACAGGTAGCTTTACTGAAACGATTACAGGAAGTAGCGAAAATGGAACGTTTTTCTACGAGCCTTCGTTATCAATTATGCTACACGGCTTAACTACAGGCGATCAAAACGAAATTAAGTTACTAGCACAAAATAGGCTAGTAGTATTTGTTCAGCTTAACGCTAGAGTATCTACAGGCGGACACGACGTTATTTTATGCTTAGGTGCAGAAAACGGCTTAGAACTAACTACAGGTACTGCAGCTAGTGGCGCTGCGTTTGGCGATATGGTAGGTTATTCTCTGACCTTTGCAGGTTTAGAGCGTTTCCCTGCTTCAGTAGTAGCAGATTATACTTCTACACCGTTTGATAACACAGCCTTTAACGGCGGTAGTTCTATCACAATAGACGAAGATTAGTACTAATTTATTAGTATTTATATAGATTAAAAGCGGCTTTTTGTCGCTTTTTTTCGTATAAAACTAAATAAAACCTACTAATTTATATTTTATAGTGTATGTTACATATAACTAGAGGTATAGCAAATAACGTATATTTTACTTTACGCGAAACTAAGAAGCAGGCGGCAGGAGTAGGACACTACTACTTTTTTAAGTTTGAAAATGATATGACAAAACAGGCAGCGTACTTAATGAGTAGTAACGCTACTAGCATAACGCATAACGCAAGGTATAGCCACTTAGTTTTTACGGAAGGTACGCAGGTAACTTTAAGCCCCGAAGGCTTTTTTAAGTACACAGTATACGAAGTAACCGATAACACTTTATCTGACGACAGCACGCTAAACGCTACGCATATAGTAGAACAGGGTAAAGCGTTTGTTAAAGATAGCAACGTAACCGAAGTAAGCTATACGGAATATACACCTACTGATAATACAAACACAACAAATAATAACGC